ACCCGAAGGCGAAGACGATGGCAGTTTAAGCGGTGGAAATAATAACGGAGGCGGAGATCAAACTGGAGTTGAAACTACACCTGCAGCAGAAGAAGAGGACTCAGACAACGCACCACTAACAGAATCAATCATACTAAAGGCTTTGCTTAAAGAAGCGGTGACTCCTGACTTAAGATTGGTTTTTAACAAAGAAATGCAAGCTAACGGTTTAAAAGGAACTATAAAATCAGGGCCTGCTCACATAAGATACGAATTGGGAAAAGATCCCTCTAAAATTATTACTAAAGTGGGCGACAAAGTTATTGGCAGAGGAAATTATGCAATGACAGATGAGCCCATGAAATCAAAATATTCTGCATCCAATAGTTACCCAACTATAAAAGTAACTGTAACAAAAGCATCGCCAACTTTCAAAAAAGGAGACTTTGTTCTTGTTGTTAATCAGACGGGTCAAGATAACAAAAATATTACTGGTAAAGCTTTAACTCCAGTTAAATTAGGAATTGCTTCAAATTATAGAGATTTAAACGGTCTTGTAAGAGCTACAGTAAATGCAGTTTCAAAAGATAAGAGTTTAGGTCCAATACTTACCGGTTTAACAAAAGATACTGAGAAAAATACACCTGTATCAAAATCTGGTCTATCTAGATTAAGAGACGGCAAAATAAATGTACCGTTATCAAAACAAACAATACAACTAGTAAATAGCATTTCTAAACAAGATAAAAATACTATCGGTAAAGATTTTGGAGAAGTATTAGGAGCTATCTTTTTAGGTAAGCACGTTGGAATTAAACAATCTTTATCTTTTCCAAAAGGAAATGCGGAGTTAGTGGATTTTTTAATTGACGGATATAAAATATCTTCTAAATACGAAAAAGGCGCTACAGCCTCTTTAACAGATTTAATAAAAGAAATTAAAGTAGATCAAATCAAAGGCGACAAAGATCAAATGGCATTATATAAAGCATTGCAACCCATGCTTAGTGAAAAAAGTCCTAATGCATTCTTAAAAGTAGCAGCGGCATTTCCAAAAGATATGCCAGGTATTCAAACATTAGCTAGAATTATAGGAGGAGATCCAAATAATTTAACAGCAGAATCGATTAATGACTATATAATTAGGCTTTTTGCAAAAACAAACGCAAAATCTTCCAAACAAAAAGACGTTGAATTCTTTAAAAGGTTTGGTAAATTCTTCAATGAAATAAAAAGAAGTCCAGGAAAAAAAGGCGGTACAATAGTTCAATGGGACGAAATTAAAAAGAAAGGCGGAAAATATTACGGAGCTATAACTTCTCCTTTGTCTTACTACGTGGCAGATCAATTAAATACAAAACCTAAATTTATAAAGGCGCTAAAAGAAATAGTTTCAAAAACTGGGGTTAAACAAATGTACTTGACTTTTGGTTTGGGCGAAGGTAATATGACTTTTAACATTAGATCATTCAACGATCCAAACGCTAATTTCAAATTTGATATTCCAAGCTTAAGCACGCTAAATCCAACAAGTAGCAAATTAGGTTTCTCTTTAACTAAATAATTGAGTACCATAGACTTTAGTTAACAATTATCAAAGATTTTTATTAAATTGGTTATATGAAAAAGATTACGTACGGTGTCATGAAATCCATTGAAGGCACGAAAATCCATTACATTCAAGATCCGGGAAAGAATAGAAAACCTCACAATTTGAAAGGCCCAGCAATGATATACGCTGACGGCAAAGAGGAGTATTACATAAATGGGCTTAGAATGTCCCATTCTCAATTTTTATTAATTAGTAAAAAGCGCATCTACGACTCTGTGGCAGAAGAGGCTTAGTGGCATATTTATTAGAAAACTAGAAAACTATGAAAATAGCAATTAAAGGCGTTATCGTCTTATTTTTATTGGCCGCCATTTGGTTAATTTTTAAACAATTTGAAGGCGCTAGATTCCAAACAGAGTCTTACGAAAACACAATCGATTCTTTGGCCGTTCATATCGATTCCTTACACGGTCAGAACGATAGCTTAGAAACCGCTATCATTGACGAAGAGTACAAGAACCAAGTGCTAACAGTAAAAGCAAACGTTTTAAAAGACAATATTAAAGCTTTAAAAGAAGACAAATCAGAGTTAGAGGCCGCGGCTAAAATGCGACCTCACGAGATAGACAGCTTCTTTGTTGTTAGATACGCAGAGCAATACAAAGTAGAAACCAAAGATACAACCATCCTACCAGTGCCGGTTTCAAAAGCAATCGTAGTTGATTTGTTGGATTTTGATAGAACAAAGAATATCGTTTTAAATCAAGACAGCTTAATCACTAACTTAGAATCTACAGTAACTGGTAAAGACAAAGTAATCGTAACTCTAAGAACTAAAGAAGACAACTTTCAATCAATTATTCAAAAGCAGGTTCAACAACAGGACAATTATAAAGTTATTGTTGAAGGCCTAAAGGGAGATTTGAAGAAGTACGATTTAAAAATGAAGAGGAATAAAATTGAAAAGTTTGTTATGGGAGCCCTTATAATAGGTCTTGCAGTAACGCACAAATAATGGCAGACAGTCAGATCGATATAAAAGAAAGAATTAAGCAAGAGTTTATAACTTGTTCCAAAGATCCCGTGTATTTCATGAAGAAGTACTACATGATTCAACACCCACAAAGGGGAAGACTTCTATTCGATCTTTATCCGTTTCAAGAAAAAGTTTTAACCTTATTTCAAAAGTACCCGGAATCCATAATCAACAAGTCAAGACAGTTGGGTCTTTCTACTCTAGTGTCGGCATACTCCTTGTGGATGATGATATTTTCAAAAGATAAGAACGTTCTTGTAATTGCGACGAAGCAGGACACCGCAAAGAACATGGTTACAAAAGTTAGATTTGCTTACGATAACCTTCCAAACTGGATGAAGATCGGAGCGGCCGCAACTTCCAACAACGCATTAAGTTTAAGACTAACTAACGGTTCTCAAATCAAAGCGGTATCGGCCGCCGGTGACGCAGGTCGTTCGGAAGCAGTATCTTTGCTGGTGATTGATGAGGCCGCGTTTATCGATAACATTGAAACCATCTACACCGCTGCTAAGATGACCTTGGCTACAGGTGGTGGATGTATAGCTTTATCTACGCCTAACGGTGTTGGTAACTGGTTCCACAAATCTTACACAGAAGCGCAATTACAAAAGAATAGTTTTTTACCTATTTCGTTACCTTGGAGTGTTCACCCTGAAAGAGCGCAAGACTGGAGAGACAAGCAAGACACTGATTTGGGAGCTAGAATGGCTGCTCAAGAGTGCGATTGCGACTTTGCAACTTCAGGTAATACCGTAATTCCTCCAGAAATTTTAAGTTGGTACGAGGCAAACATGATATCCGAGCCAATCAATAGAGAAGGCCAGGAAAAAGCACTTTGGATTTGGGAATATCCCAAGCCCACCACGTACTATATGGTAGTGGCCGACGTAGCGAGGGGAGACGCAATGGACTACTCTGCTTATCACGTTATAGATACAGAGACATTAACACAAGTAGCTGAATTTAAAGCCCAGACAGATACCAGGGTGTTTGCCAACGAGTTGATAGCAATAGCAACCAGATACAATCAAGCCTTATTAGTAATTGAAAACGCAAATATAGGTTGGGACGTGGTTCAAGGCGTGGTAGAGAGCGGCTATTCCAATATACACTTTAGTCACAGATCTGACAGTAACGCGGACCTAAACAGCTATTTACAAGTGCATTACGGAAACTCTACTTTGATCCCCGGATTCACCATGAGCGTCAAGGTTAGGCCTTCGGTACTGGAAAAAATGAGAGATTTTATTGAAACCAAAACGGTAGTTATAAGATCGATTAGATTATTAGAGGAGCTTCGCGTATTTATATGGAAGAACGGTAAGCAACAGGCCATGTCAGGGTACAACGATGATTTGGTCATGGCTTTCGCGATCGCTATGTATTTGAGAGAAACTTCTTTGAGATTTAAAAGAACGGCAGAAAGCCTAACTCACGCTACTTTAAATGCGTATACAAAAGCGGGAGACGATAGCCCGATGTACCAATCTTATACTAATTACGGTCAAAATCCATGGCAGCAAGAGATTGCAACTCCAATGGGAAAAGAACAACAAGATTTAACTTGGCTTTTATAACAATATAATATGGCAGAGAACAAACAAGACAACCTATTTTCGGCACTAAGAAGACTATTCTCGACTGATGTCATTATCAGAGATTCTGGAGGTAAGAACTTAAGCGTAATAGATACAGAGCACATCCAGACTTCTGGTGTAATTCAAACTAACTCGTTAATCGATAGATTCCACAAGGTATACACTACGTCTACTGCTTATGGAGTTAACCTAAATCTAGCGCAGAACTACCAATCATCTCGTGTACAAATATACGCTGATTACGATGCAATGGACACTGATGCCATCATCGCTTCTGCTTTGGATATTATCGCGGATGAGTGTACTTTAAAGAACGATCAAGGTCAAGTATTAC